TGTGTCTTGCAGATAGATTGTTCTGCTCAGTCTTAAACAAGTCAGTTTCATTTGCTAGTTTAGCAAGCTCACCCTCATGAGCCATCTTAGCTAAATCAATTTGTGCTTGAGCCTTAGCCTTTGGGTCAGGAATAATCTTGTCTAGTACAGTACCAATCAATGGCAACAATGCAGTTATCATTTGTCCACCTTGTTTTCTAGCTTATCGTAGATACGAGTCAACATATTTTCAAACTTGTCAAAGCGGGCATCCAAGTCTTCCTTACGCACATAGTGTGTAGGCAAGTCAACCTCTAGGTCTTTCATGTCATGCTTTAGTTCTTGCACAGCATCCCATAGTTGTCTTGCGAACCAACCTAATACAGATAGGACTGAACCAATTATTACGTTTACAATATCTTGGAATTCCATTAGTTGTCCTTAGTTACAGGCTGTTAATCTTAGCTGTTAATGCTTCAAGCTGTGCTAACAGCTCTTCTTTAGTTGGCTCTATTACTTCAGGCTCAGGCTCAGGAGTAGGCTCAGGTCTATTATGATATTCATTCCATGAAGCAACTGCATTTAAAGCCCATTGAGGCAATTCATTAATTGTTTCATTCCCTGAATTATCCTTAAATTCAATCCACCCTGAATCGGTGTCCCATTGCAAAGCGTGTACGTTGCTTGGAGTACCTTCCCACTCTAATTTATCATAGCTTAAAGAGTTTAAATACACCGCTTTATCATCTACTATAATAGTAACTTTCATTAATTATTCTCCAAAATATTTGTTTGTTTATTAACAGCTAATAAAGTTTGAATACTTTTATCATTTGCTTTAACCATTTCATTTCTGAATGATTCTATAGAAGCTCCTGTTTCTCTGTTTACTTTGCTGTTTTCAATCATTAGCATTGGAGTCCAAGCAATAGCGCAATCTCCATTTGAAATTTCTTCCCCAGTTTGTGGGTGTTTACCATGGACATTAACCCAAAAGCGGCAAGCTACTAACTCACCGTCTTTTATAGAGCCGTCTTCAATGCACTCTCCACCCATCATAGGGCAGAGTATCTTTGCATTTTTTGCCATTAATCTTTGCTCGCTATAATAAAATCGTAATATTTAATATTAGTTTCTAAACTGTGGGTGTGAGAACCGCCACCGCCTGTTGCTTCTGAAGCATAAGAACCAATGGTGTTGCCACTAGCTCCAATTACAAATTGACCTAGAGGTGGCTGACCGCTACCAAAACCATTACGCGCTCTAATTGTATGGGTATGGCTAGGCATCTGAGCTGTACTCAAAGTTGTAGCACCAGTAGCTGTAGACGCATTAAATGTACTAAATGCTGTACTACCACCACTACCAGGAGTTCCTGTAACTAATCGTAACACAGCATCATTAATAGCCGCTGAAGTATCTTTAGTCCACCCAGTAGGAGCTGATGTTTGTTGGAAAGCCATACGAGTACCACTAGGGAATCCTGCGTTAGCTAGGTCTGCTGTTGATGCTAAAGCACCGCTTGTTGCAGGTAAAGTTAATGTAGTAGTTCCAGCCACATCAGGTGCAGCAATCGTTACACTTCCACTTGTATTTCCTGCTATGACTATCTCTGACATTATGTACCTCCTAAATTATTAATCTTAGCTGTTAGCTCTTGTAGCTGTGCTAGTAGCTCTTCTTTAGTTGGTTCAGGAGTAGCTACATATTCAGGCTCAGGTGGTGCTACATATTCTGCAATCTCACCATAGGTACCAGCTAAACATTCAGCAAAGATTTGATGTGAGTGTTCATAGTCACCTAAAGCAACTGCTGTAAATGGGACTAACTCGTCACGCAAGTCATCAAAGTCAACAACACAGTTAATACTTGTATGTTCTGCATTAGCCCAGCTAGGGTTTAAAACTCTTGTATATTTCATAATTTTTCCTTTAGCTTATGCGAACCCATAAAGTTGTTGTTGCTATATAATTTGCATTATTTGATAAATGTGGCGCACAAAAGCCTAAAGAACGCCATGTGCCAACCCCAACATTACCTGATTGAAAATCAATATTTGTAGAGTTTGAACCATCGGGTCTAAAATATGCATAATACCCAGCTCCAGTAGGTGCATAAGATAATGATGCTCCACTTAAAACAGTTCCTTGGGGGTAATTAAGATTATTCCTAGGTCTTCCATTTATATAACTACCAATTGCATATACATCAGTATTGACAATTGCCCCTGTTTCACCATTAAGGCTTGTTACTCCAGCTGGTGGTATAGGTAGATTAGTCAGTCCTGAACCATCTCCTACAAAAGCTGTAGCTGTAGCTGTATTCGCAAATGCTACATTCTGACTACCATCAACCGTAATAGCTGTTGTGTCATTTGTCTGTAACTCTAATATCCCACTAGCGTCAGCACTTGTAGCAAGTCCGCCAACTCCAGTTGATATTGCGTTTATTTTTGAACTCATAGTGTTACCTCGTCTGCTGGTTCTGGTGTGTTACCTTCTGAGAGCCATGCTAGATATGCTTGGTAGTCTGTGTTAGCTGGGTCGAAAGGGATTGATGCGCTATCTGAAAGACGTATAATTGCATCAGCAATATTCCCTTCAATTGTTTTAGATTGTTTATACATTTTATAACTCCGATGAAACTGAATAGTTAAACTTAACTCCACCAAGCCCAGTCATATCTGTCCCAGATAATGCCGAAAAACATTCTGAACTAATTCCAACTACTGAACCGACAATTCCAATCCCCCCAGCAATTAAGTTAACCTGCCCTGATGTAGTGCCGTTGTAAATTACTATTGTTGGCGCTGTTCTCATTGCTACTGGATATGTTGCAGAACCTGCTACGTTAGTAGAATTTACATTAAAAAACGATACGTCATTAGTCCCGCCGTTCCAATAATAATACCGCTGACATAAAGCCAACTCTGTACCATAAGGTCTATAGTCAAATGATGTAGCTGTAGAGCCTTTTTCTAGTTGAACGCCTGTGATGTAGAAGGTAGCTCCTGATGTGCCGACTACTGATGTAGCGCCTGTAGCTGATACATATCCTGCTCCTGCCCATGCCCCAGCAGTTCCACTATATGTAGAGCCGACTCCTAAGCCAAATATTACTTGAATTCCAAGCGTGTTATTTGTTGCCCAAGTGCCTGTAGTGTCACCTGCAATAATTATAGATTTTTGTTCCCATGTGTTTGCTGATGAGATTGTGTATGTAAATGGATATGAACGATTAAATGTCCCATTACTTAAAGCACCACCAAAAGTTCCAGTAAGGCTTGAACGAACCCAAAAAGACAAAGTTACTGTTGATGCGTTAGCAGTTCCCCAATTTAAATCTGCGCAATTAAATCCCTCAATTGGTTGGCTAATATAAAAAAGGTCACCAGATAAAATAGAGTAAGCTGTGGATGAGGTTATATTTAATGAATTTGTAAAACCATTTGCAGCTATAGAGCTTTGTTGAGTCGTAAGTTTTGATGCTTGACTTACTCCAATAAGAAATCTATCTAATGTGTATTGTCCATTTGAAGGTGTAATACTAGCCCCAGCATTACGCTGGTCAATCATCATCGCACCGTTAATAATACGATTCTTGAACCCTGTTACTGGAGTAATGTATTCGGCAGGTACGCTACCACCATAAGTAGGTGTAGTTATCCCAGTACTGCCATTTAATGTTATTGCCATATTTATCCTTTACAATACTACCCAGCGTGAGCCACTAGGAACTGTTACAGTTACGCCACTATCAATAGTTATTGGCCCCACGCTCATTGCGTTCTTATCAGTTGATATGGTATAATCTGTTGTAACTGATGTGGTGTTTTCTACAAATACTTCATCACCACCTGCACCAGTTGCGCCACCACCAATTGAACCCCACGCTGTGCCATTATAACCTTCAAAACTAGCTGTGTCTACATTGAATCTAAAGTAGCCAGAAGTCGGACTTCCATCACGTTCAGCAGTTGTACCATTTGGTATTCCAGCAGACCCAGTAGCAGATGTTTTAGATACAATGGTAGCAACATCAACAGCCACAAAGTCCCATGCAGAACCATCATAGATTCTACTTCTGTTGCTAGATGTATTGAAGTACCAATCGCCAGCAGTAACAGGGTCGCCATTATTATCTAAAGTAGGATCACTAGCTTGTGCGCCTAAGTATGTTTCGTTAAAGTCAGCTAATGCAGCTTCAGCCGCAGCTTGTGCTGTTTGAGCGTCTGTTGCAGAACTAGCAGCATTACTTGCAGATGTTGCTGCGTTACCA